TTTCAAAACCCACGCCATCAAGGATGCCTCTTTCGAGGACGCTCTTGATTGCATTGGATTAACGTGGGATGAGTACACCGCACATCACGAGACTCGCATTAAGAGCTTTCCCAACTTGCTCTATAAAGGTCGGCCTCGGTTGCTTCCAGCCACCCCACCAACACCACCTTCAACTGCCGACTCTTCTGATGATGAGCTTGTGGATGTACCAACAGCCTCCCAACCCTCTCAGACCGCCGCTGCAACTAGGACTCCAGCCCCAGAGTTTCCCTCCTTCGTTCCTGTCAAAGGGATACCAGGAGCTTATTCACTCACCCTGGAGCCCTTTGACCTTAGCAACCCACCAACGCTAAGAGAACCAGGAGCCTCAAAAGCCGCCTGCAACATCCAAGCTGTCCAACCCGTTATTGTGAATAAGCAGGCCCCAACCATTCTGGCCGCCATCACAACAGCTTACAGCATTGCTTCGAAAGCCATCTTGAGCGTTTGCTCTGCTGGATACGTGTTTACCACCTTCAATGCTGGCATCCACGCTTTCTTAGGTCCAATCCTAATGCGCAAACCAGAACTCTCTGACGCCTTCCGGACACTGGCCAAATTGGCTGCTCTTGGAACTGGACTGGCCACTGCCTACTCACTCTACAGATGGAGTGTAGCCACTCCCGAATCTGGTCAAACCAACACACCGAAACGCAAGGTGAACTCGATCCAAGTCCAGTCCAACATGCCCGACGCTGTGTTTAAGAACAACATCTTTTACGCCGAACTACATGATGCTCACGCCATGCTGTCCCACATTTCTGTCGTTTTTGTTGAAGGTACGACCTTCATCACCATGGATCACTTTTTCCATGGTTTAACCGAACATTACGCCAAAGACGCTGAAATCTGGATATATGACCACACAGCCGCTGACCTTATCATCAAGGTACCTTTTGACCACACTCGTCTCCAACCAATTGGAGACCATGACATGGCACTTTACAACGTTCCGCCACAGTTCATGCCTTGCAAGCGCACCCTCCTTCACCACTTTACTGATGGCAAGAGAACCCTCAAGAACGTCCCCATCACGGCCTACATTCCGCACAAACACGGAGTGGACACCCACTACACCCGAGTTAGTCACGATGACATCCAAGCTACCTATACGACAACACCAGCTGGGATTCCGACTCGAATGGAGGTGAGAAATTCCATACAATATCTCTACCACTCCAAACTCGGAGATTGTGGTTCTCCACTCGTCACAGAGACGAATGCCGACCAAAAGATCGTTGCCCTCCATTATGGCTCCACCTCTGGCGACAATATCGCCATGGCTCGAGCCGTTAGTCGCACAATGATCGACGAAGCTTTGACCGAACTCAAAGCTCGCATCGGACCAACCATCACCACCGTTAAATCCGAAGCCGCCACTTATCACCCTGTATATGGAGCGGATATTAGACAGCACCTTCAGATCAAGGGCTGCATCTCCGTTGTCGGAATCGTCAAACACGAGATTCACTCTCCCACCACGACAGACATCCGACCTTCCCCATTGCAAGGCCTGCTCCAGGAGCCTACCACCGCTCCAGCTGTCCTGAATCTATATGATCCCAGGATGACCGAACCATGTGACTTCATGATTGAAGGTATCAACAAGTACAACAAACGTGCTACACCCTTCCCCGATCACGTCGAAGTCATGGCTATGCGTTCGATACAAGAGGACCTTTTGTGCCAACCCACAATCACTTGGAACAAGGTCCTCTCTCTCGATCAAGCCATAAATGGGGTTCCCAACTACCCCTACATGGACCGACTCAACATGCATTCATCTGCAGGTTATCCCTTTTGCCTAGACAACTCAACTCGGGGAGAGAAAAAGAAACTCTTTTCTCTCTCTGAAGAGGGGTATTCCATCGAAAACCCCCTCCTCAAGACTCTCGTCAATTTTAGACTAGAGGCCCTCGAGAAATCACAACGAGTTGACGGTATTCCCTGGATAGACATTGCCAAAGATGAACGCCGCCCCATCAAGAAAGTGACAACTGGACGCACTCGAACCATAGTCTCTGCACCACTCGACTACGTTCTTGTTTCCCGGATGTACAACCTTGGTTTCGTTGCTCACTTCTACCAATGCCGCCTTTCCACCTTTTCATCGGTTGGAATCAACTGTGGCTCCCTTGAATGGGATCGCCTAGTGCGCCATATGCAAGAAGTCGGCAATCAAGGTTTTGATGGAGATTATTCTTGTTTCGACGGAACCCTTTCGGCTTCCCTGGGAATGAGAATCCCCGCCCTCATCACCACCTTCTACAAGGATAAACACTTGATGAAGAGACTGGTCTTGCTTCACGAGATCTTCTTCTGCCTCCACCAATGCCGCAACTTCCTCTACAACACCTGCGGAGGAAACTCATCTGGAGGAGACATGACAGTAGTCATAAACACCATCGTCTCAGAAGCCTATCTTCGCTGCGTCTGGCAAATGTCAATGCCGCCAGCCTGGAAAGACCTAACCCACTACCGCCGATTTTGTCGCACCGCCATTTATGGCGATGACAACTGGGTCGTTGTGGACCTGCTCCTCTCCCGGTATTTCAATGCCGAGGTCTTGGCTACTGAGTTTGCCAAACGCAATATTGTTTACACCACCGCCTCTAAGGAACGCGTTGATGGTGTACTCAAGCCCATCCAAGACTGTTCGTTCTTGAAGCGAACCACCCGCAAGATGAACGGAATTAATGTGCCCATCTTCGAGGAGACCGCCAACTTCGAAACCATCAACTGGATTCGAGTTTGCGATGACCCTGAACAAGCTACCGAAGACAACTGCAATGCTGTTTTGCGCAATGCATTTTTCAATGGCAGCGAGTACTTTAACACCATTCGAGACAAGATTCTCGAAGCTCGCCCGAACTACAACCTGATCCAGTTTGGCTCTCTTTACGACGATTTCTTCTCCAGAGGATACGTCTCAGATCCAACTAATGACTTTGGCTTTACCCGAAACTACGGACCCGGACTCCAGGCAGACAATCATACTTACCTCCTTAAGGACACAAAGAATGAAAGTCAATTCACTATGGCTCGTGCAGAATCAGGACCACTCAAAGCACTCGAAGACACGCTCAATCCCGTCAATTTAGTCGGAGACGCCCTCTCACTATTTGGACTCGATAAGCCAGCTGTCTCTGTCAATCCCGAACCCATTATCAACCGCCATATCCAGTATTTCAGTCCAACCCGAAATATTGAGAACATCGAAAAACTTCTCATGGATCCATCCTCCCAAGATCAATCTGATCAGGAGCATTTCGCCAACAAGACCTCCGAAACCAACATCAAGTCGCTCACGTCGCGCCCCTCCTATCTGACCACTCTGAACTGGAAGACGACCGACCCCGCTGAAACCGTTCTTTGGACGACTGAGGTTGGCCCAATGACCACCATTGAAGGCAACGCCACTGCCGCTTCTCCGAAGGACTGCTCTCTTCTGGACTACGTTTCCAACTTTGCCACTTACTGGCGAGGAGGAATTATCTACATCTTCCAGATCGTCTCCAGCGCCTTCCACGAGGGTCGACTGGACATCACTTCACATCCGACAGTGAAAGTCCCGCCCACCGGATATGCCGCCGGAATGAGCCAGTATAACGCCTCTTTCGTCCTTCGCAACTCCAGCAACGTCTTCAAGGTGCTCGTACCCTTTGAATCTGATGTCCCCTGGAAACGTATCTGGCGCGGTCAGAAGACCACCGACATAAGAGGTGAGGATGAGAAGTTCACAGACTTTTTCATCGGCTCCCTCGCTCTTCGAATCAGCGTCCCTCTTAAGGCCACAGACGTGGTTGTCCCCAACGTGGACATTAATGTCTATGTGCAGGGAGCTGCCGACTTCGAGCTCGCTCACCCGACTGTTTGGGGCTCTTCTGTCCTACCAGTCCTTGGACTCACCGAAAAACGGAAGACCGTTAAGGTTAGAGTCGAAGGAGGTGAGGACGAGATCATCCAGTCTGACAACGGACCAATGACCATCGACACCGCTCCCGAAGCCGCTCCAGAGGATGCCGTCGCTGCCGCTCCCTCTCAACCAGATCAGGGAGAAACCACAGGCGACCTCGACAACGCGGACGCCATGGTCTCCAACTCGCAAGGAGCAAACCTCGCCGAGCAAACTGGCATTTCGCAGATCAACGCTAGTCTCGGAAAAGCCCATCATTCCGCCCCTCGCGCTGAGGGCCATTGTGGTGAGCCTGGCTGGGAGCTAAGCAACATGCTATCCAGGTTCAACCTGGTCGCCACCAAAGCATGGGCTCTCACCGACGCCGTTGGCACTAAATTGCTCGACCTTGATGTGGTCAGAGATACTCTCACCGCGGATATAGTCGCAACCCCTTTCCTGCGATTCACCTACTTCCGCGCCAAGATGATCAAATTCCGCATCCAGCTCACCGCTTCCCGCTTTCACCAAGGTTGTGTCATAGCCACCTTTGTTCCATCACAACGTGGCAAAGCCCAGGCCAACTTCCCGATGTCCCATACTCGGGCAGTCCAGATCCAGCACGGCTTCCTCAATCCATCGAGCGGAACCGTCATCGAGCTCACTGTTCCCTTCGACTTCTACAAGGGCTACATCGATCTTACCAACGATGAATGTCTTGGGCAGCTCCAACTGTACGTCTTCAACCAACTGCACGCCGCGGATGGTGGAGCCACAACAGTGGACTTCAAGATCTTTATGTCGGTCATCGAAAGTGACTTCAAGATCCCACGACCAGGAGGTGAAACATTCGACACCCTCCTCGCTCGAGTCAAGCCGGCTCAAGCCCAGAAGCTCAAGGAGTTTCTTTCCCAGGAAGACGCCTGGGAATTGATCGACAAGATCAAGAAAGGCCAACCACTCAGAGTCAACAAACAGGCTGGTGGCCCCTCGGTTAACGCAAAACTCCCGCTAGCGCCAGCCACAGTGTACCTGAACTCCCTCTCTATTCACGGAGAGCAGAACTCAATGGTCCTGTGCCCGACCCGAGCTGCAGTCGTTGAGCCGAAAATCAAACACTTCGCTGACAAGTTCACGGACCTCCGAGAACTCATGAAGAGATGGACACCAATCATCAAACTTGGATATGATGTGACACCAGATTACTCCACCAATAGTCACACCTTCTTCTCTCTTCGCCAGGTTTTCTCCGAGTTCGCAGCTGCCAGCCGAGTCACCACCATGTTCAGAAACTATCGTGGTGCCATCAACCTCCGCTTAGTTGTTCGCGGAGTGGAAGGAAACGTCAACACCTCCAGCATGTTTGCCTTCTTTGTCCCCGATGTCAACGGGATGAGCAACACCGACTTCCAGGATTTCGACACTCAAATGTGTGAGCTTAATCCTTTCGTAGGTAGAACCTACACAGCCCGAGCCTACTTCGACGAGCGCGGTTCTTGCGACGTTCAGATCCCATACCTGAGCCACAATAGCACCACCCTTCTCGATCACTCCGGCGACACCGAGGAAGTATACGACAACATATTTCCCACCGGACTCCTCGTTATCTACGGCACCCACGGCGTCAAGACCATTCACATTGACGTCTACGCTGCCATGAGCGACGAGCTCCACATAGGAACCTTTGTCGGCTGTCCACAATACTATGTGGCTGCCCCCAACGGACAACCCTTGTTCCCAGACAAATGGAACTAAAACTTTTCATTTCTTCCTGTTTTTCCCTACCCTCTTAGTAGTTTTTGGTTTTAAATGAAATTAAAGCAATGTTGAAGTTTTCAGCAGTGTATTCCACGGCCAACCCAACTTAGATACAGCCAACTTTTCACATTCCCAATAGGGGCGTGTTCTTTTCACAAGTTCACGCGATTTCATTCGGTGATTAGCCAACTATTCGGTTGGAGCCAACGACTCCACTCTGTTTGCCAAAATATTTCTTGCATCATTTGAACTTTTTGATCTATTCTCTAGCCAGCCACACCTGGTGACACGCTTCAGATTAAATCTTTCATTCTAGATATCTTTTTACAATAGCACTCTATCCAGAGTATAACCCGCATCACTTAAATGTGTTAGTACGCGAGCATTTATACCTGGATCTATTTCACTTTCTATCTTCTTTGC